AAAAAATTTATAAAAAAACGTCGTATATATACGACCAAAAAAGTACACAGTAAATTTACATTAAAAAAGAAAAAAAAGATTACAGATTCAAAATTAAAAAAACATTGTTCTGTTGTTAAACTGGTTTCTGTTAAGAAAAAACAGAGAAAGTCGAGAAATCCATCCATTACTAAAATGTATTTCACACAAGACACGGAGAATGCTATTATAGAATATAACAATTCAACCGATTCTAATGTTAGAAATTCAATTTATGAGTCTAAAATAAAGTATCCTTTTGAAAAGTTGGTTGAAAATATCTTTAACACATTTAAATTTTCTTATTTTGAAACCAGTCCATTAGATATCCAAAAAGAAACTATTTCACATTTAGTTTCTAATATGCATAAATTTGAGGCTGGTAAAGGAAAAGCCTTTTCTTATTTTTCCATTATTGCTAAACATTATTTGATAGCATTAAACAATTCTACTTATAAACGATTTAATCAACATGTTGATATTGGTGAGGAACATGATGAACATACTATTCAATTGCAGACAGAAGACCGACATTATAAAGATTCGGAAGTACATGAATTTTTAAAATTAATGATTGAGTTTTGGGAAAACAACGTAGGAAAAATATTTACAAAACAGCGGGATTTGGATATTGCTAATGCTGTTATAGAGCTTTTTAGGAGTTCAGACCGAATTGATGCTTTTAACAAAAAGGCTCTATATCTTTATATTAGAGAAATATCATCTTGTAAAACTCAACAAATCACTAAAGTCATTAACAAGATGAAACAATATCAAAATTATATTTCAGAATCATATCTTTCAGCTGGTTCTATAAATACGACAAATTACATAAAGGCATGAAGATTTGATTTGCCTCACTATTTATGAGGCATGGATATTGATTTTGAAATATTTAAAGGAAAATCCTTTAAGGATTTGTGCAAAGATATTTATTCTAACCAAGAAATCCGCAAAGATCAAATTGAGGTTTTCATATCTGATTTGCGGCCTCTTATAAAAAACGTTAACGATGCAATGATTGTTGTACCTTTAATAAAAGGTTATTTGGATACTGCAAACGTTAATGATGAACATCTTATTCGATTAGCAGCCATCATTCAAAGAATTATAACCGCCCAATCTCAATCTGAATCTGATGGAAGTCCATTTGGACTTAGTGAAGAAGAAAAGAAGCAACTTATGTCCGAAATTGATAAAATCAAAGAATCGGAAGCTATTGTTGTTAAATCAATAACTAAGAAAAAAGATTGATTATGGCATATTGGAATAAACCTATTAATGTTTCAGCTCCACAGATAGAATCGGTATCTTTAACTAAGATACGCGGCGGCGGTGTAGGTACTTACAATGCTGAAGCCTTTTATGAAATTGAACCGGGAGTAGTATTAGATATTATTCTTAATAAAGATAATCCATATTTTAATAAATCAAAATTTTCTATTAATGCTGATAAATGGCCGGCCGATGTTGATGGAAAAGTTCCAAATGCTAAAGATCTTGACTATACTTGGATGGGTAGAGCATTAATTAGATTAATTTATACACAGAGAAATATTGAAAAAGAAAATTTAATTTGGGCGTTTCCGCTAGAATCAAATATTACTGAATATCCGGTGTTAAATGAAATTGTAGGTGTAGTATCATATTTAGGTCGGTTTTTTTATACTCGCAAAATTAATTTGTTTAATCAACCAAATAATAATGCTGATTTTAATGTTGAATTAATTCATGGTGGCTTTCAAGAAAATGCACAATCTCCAACTCAAGGTAATAGAGAGTTGAGACTTGATAATGATTCTCCATATATTGCGTTTAAGGGACCAAAATCTAAATTACGCGTTGCGGGTGGTACTGGTTACGAGGGAGTTTTAGGACGATATTTTTTGTATAACAATCGAATACGTTCTTTAAAAAGAAGAGAAGGTGACATAATAATTGAAAGTCGTTTTGGACAATCTATTCGATTTGGAGCATATGATGATAACCGATTAAATGATAAAGGATATGTAGATGGTCAATTTAACGGATATACTGATTATAAAGGCGATAAAACAAAATACACAAATATAGATAATAATATTTATGAAATGGGTGGAGGCAACCCCATGATCTTAATAAGAAATCGCCAACGACCCCTAGCTACTGCTGGAAAATCAATCAAATCATACGAAAATTTACCTCCTGTTATTGGTACGCCAGAAGAAAAAAATGTTGGCGGGTATATCGTTGAAGATATAAATAATGATGGTTCGTCAATTCATATGACATCTGGCGTAACAATTAGTGATTTTAAAACAAATTGTTCTAAAAAAATGTGGGGAGATGGGTCGGAAGAACAATCAGGATTCAACGGAACAACGCAATTCAAGTATCCACAACTTTTGGGAGATCAAATTGTAATTAATAGTGATAGAATAATATTGTCTTCTCGAACTAATGAAATGTTTCATTATTCTAAAAAAAGATACGCTGTTATCACAGATGATGAATATACAGTAGATGCCCATAATCAAATGGTATTTACTACAAATAATAAAACGGTATTTAATTCTCCAGCTATTTATTTGGGAGAATATGATCAAACTAATGAACCAGTTTTGCTCGGACAAACTACAGTGAATTGGATGTATGATCTGTGTCAGTGGTTATTAATACATACTCATTGGTATAAACACAGCCATCCTGATGCTGGACAAGCAAATCCTGATAAGACACAAACAACAGTTCAAGCTGCTTCGTTAACTACATTAAGAGATAGATTGAATGAATTATTAAGTCGTCGGGTATTTGTGGTTGGTGGTGGTTTAGCACCAGGAAAAAATGGAATGGCTGGTTCTGTAGTTGGAGGCGCAAATCCAGTAGTTGTAACTTTACCTTCTGGAACAGGAGTTCCAGGTGGATTCACAGGTGCTAATAAGAAAATGAGTGCGTCTGAAAGACAGAAACAACAAAATGATGTTAATACAGCTAAAACGGCTGCATCTGATGCAAAAACAGCATCAAATAGGGCAACTAATGATGCAGCTGCAGCTCAAACAGCATCAATTGCTGCTAATAGAGTAGCAATAATGTCTTTAGGGGATTCTACAGTTGAATCAGCAGCTAGAACATCAGCCAAATCTGCCAAACAATCTAAAATTTATGCTGACGAATCAAAATTGCACGCTACTGAAGCTGAAAAATTTGCAAAAGAAACAGAAGCAACTGATAATGATTTCTACAGAATAGAATCTAAAATGTCGGCTACAAACGCATCAACTAAAGCTAAAGAATCAGCAGACAAAGCATTGGAAGAAAAAATTAAATCGGAAAACGCTGCAGCCACAGCCGTTGCTCGTTTTGAACAAATTAAGCGAGAAATAAATGAATTTAATGATTAATAACATTAATTCTATAATTTTTTATGATTTTTATAACAATAACAATATTGAATACACATTATGACAAAACGTGAACAATTGAGACAGGCAATTCGGAAACTAATAAAAGAAGAGGTTTCTTCAGAAATTAACAAAGCTATGGGTAAGATCTTAGCGGAAATAATGAAAGAAATAAAAAAAGATCCACAATCTGTTCCGCTAGATGTTACGAAAGAATCTGTTAATAATTTTGTTTTGAAAACTAACAATCCTAAATTAAACGCAGCATTGGCTGAAACTGTTAAAAATTTTAAGCCGTTAGTAAAAACGCTACCATCTGATTCTTTAGTATCATTAATAGATGGTGGGCTTGAGAAAGTTGAAAAAAACGAGACAGTTAATACACGTCAATCAGATGTATCAACTACTAATTTAGGATTTATAAAGCAATTAGTTAACGAATCAGCTCCAACTACTATATCATCCGTTTTAGATGATAACAGTTTAATTCCAGAATCTCTAAAAAATGTTTTTAAAAGAGATTTTAGAGATGTTCTTAAAAAAAGCCGGGAGAAAAAAAATATCGGACATTTTAATCCATCTGTGATTTTATCAGGTGATGGAGAAACACCAACCAATTAATATATGGATACTACTCAAACACAAACACCGATAGGATTGACCATTCCACTTAGAAACGGTAATAGTGGGTATTTCGAACAGTCATATGATACGTTAACACAAACAAAATCTAATATTATTAATCTTTTAAATACTAAACCTGGTGAGAGAAGAATGCAACCAACATTTGGAACCCGTTTATGGCGATTATTATTTGAACAAAATGTTGATAATTTAACTGAAATTGCGTCAAATATAGTCAAAGAAGATATTTCCATGTGGATACCGAGTGTTACAGTAGTTGATGTTACATCAAATCTTTATAAAAGTGACCAAACAACAGATAATCGTGATATTTATAGATTACAACTCGTTGTTGAGTTTATGTTAAATATGACTAAACAGCAAGATACAGTAACAATTACTATAGATAACGTAACAGCATAGTATAATATGGCAACTACAATTAACAAATTATTTCAACCTAAAAGTAAAGAAGTGCGTTACGTAAACCGCGATTTTTCTCAATTTCGTGAAGGATTGA